CAGCACGGCGGGTTCCAGCGGCTATGGCAGCACGGCAGCGGCTACCGGCTCATCCTGCAGAGCAAAAGCCGATGGCAAAGACAGTATTGCCGTTGCCAACGGGTACAAGAGCAAGGCACGCGGCGCGAGGGGCTGCTATCTCGTCCTGACCGAGTATGACGATGACGGCAATATGCTGCTGGCAAAAATGGCAAAAGTCGATGGCTCCGTTATCAAGGAAAATGTCTGGTACACACTCAAAAATGGCGAGTTTGTGGAGTGTAAGCCGTGAAGAAGCATTACAACAAGCGCTGGCTTGAACAGCGTTGGGCCGCAAGGCAGCCGGAACGGCTGGAGCACATCCGGCTGAAACGGCAGATGAAAGCCGAAAAGGAGGTGCACAGAGATGAAGCCGAGCATGGGAATCGCAGAGTGCTGCCAGATCATGCGGGATAACAACATTTCGGTGAGCGAGCCGATCTTTACCGGTATGATTCAGGCAGGCAGCTTCCCGGCATGGGCGGTGCCATCTATTGACACCAAGAGTGCCGCTCCGCTGATCTCCCGCGCCGGATTTATGGCGTGGGTGAAGGACTTTTACAAGCTTGAAAAGGTTTACACAAAGGAGGAACCGAAAGAATGAAGCTCAAATCTACTACTTACTACTGGCTGGCCGTCATTTTTGGCGGTGTTGGAATGGGCACAGCTATGGGCGCAGAGGGCACCGCGCAGACCACCGGATACATCTCCGGCACGCTGTTTACGGTGTCGCTGGTGCTGATTCTGGCCGCTGTTCTGCTGGCTCGTCTGGGCTTTGCCGCAGAGGACAGGGAGAGAGCCGCAAAGCGGCGCAAGTACGGCAAGATCGACCGCACCCACGCCCGCAACCCGGAGTACCCGGAGAATCAGGAGCGTGGGGCATGATGACGGCCAAAGAGTACGTTGAGGACAAAGTCAAATCCTACACGCGGCTTGCCGAACGTTGCAGGCGAGAAGCCGAAGCCTCAGATGACATTGTTGTCCGGGCCGGATACTCCGCACGGGCAAACGCCTGGGAGATGTGCGCCGAAGAAATGGACAACGTGCGGGAGATGCTGCAAGAGGAGTCCGGGGAGATCACGTATGCCTGACAATGTCCACCATGTCATGTGGTACACCGTGTACGATGCCAAAACCGGAGACTTGATCGCCAGCGGTACGTCTGAGATGTGCGCAAGGCGGCTGGGTTACAAAAGTGCAAACAGCTTTGCGTCCGCCGTCATCCATGGGCTCCGCAGCAGGCATCCGGCTCGCAAGTACATTTTTGAGAAAGAGCGTATCCGACGTGATGAGGTAGACAGTCTGCCGCCGATACGCCGCAAAAAAAGAAGAGCCTGCCCGTGCGCCAACACGGACAAGCCCAAAGGGTGATGAGTCTCGCCGCCCATCACCACAAAAATAACACAAAACAGGAGGTTTTACAAGTGGCACTTATGCAGATCTATGACGGGCTTGAAAACCCGCCGAAACTTTTAGAGAGGCGCTCTGCGCAGACAGTGGGAGAGCTGGTCCGACAGGCGGATGCACTGTCTGAAAAGGAACACGCGCAAGGCTATCCCCGCAATACTTACATCGTATATAACAACGATGGTGAGAGAGTTTATCAGAGGTGGTGAATATTTATGCAAGAAGAATTGACCGTCCGTGTGGAGCACCCGGAACTGCCAGCGATCCGGTGGAACGAATCCGAGGTGCAGCAGAATCTGACCGAGATGCTGGCCACCTACACTGGCCGCGTCTACACCCCGGACACCATCAAGGATGCCAAGGCCGACCGCGCCGCCGTGAACAAGCTGGACAAGCAGCTCAGTGACGCTGCCCGCAGTGCAAAGTCCTTTTACATGAAGCCTCTGGAGGAGTTTTTGCAGAGCACCAAGCAGATGCAGGCCCAGTGCAAGGCCGTCTCCGGGGCCATTGACCAGCAGGTCAAGGCTGTGGAGGAAGCCGAACGGCAGGACAAGGCCGATGCCCTGCGGGCTGTCTACGCCGACTGCATCGGCGAGCTGCGGGAGATGATCCCCTTTGACCGCCTGCTGGTGCCCCAGTGGCTCAACAAGACCTATGATCTGGCAAAGGCCAGCCGGGAGCTGCGCAAGAGCGTGGAGACCCGGCGGGAAGAACTGCGGCTCATCCGGGAGAACTGCGGCGAGGACGCCGAAGCCTGCACCACCGAGTACCTGCGTGAGCTGAATCTGAACGCCGCCCTTGTGGAGCACAGCCGCCGCCAGAATGCCCGGGATGCACAGCGCCGCGCAGAGGCCGAACGGAAGGCCACAGAGCGCGCGCAGGCCGCCGCCCCGGTCATTATCCCCCCGACCGATGAAGAACGCCAGATCGCCGCAGAAGCGGCTCAGACGGCGCAGGCCAATGCAGCCATCACGCCAGATGGAAGATTGGATTTTGGCATGCTTCAGCGCTTTGCAGCACCTGCACAGCCGGAACCCCCTGCCCGCAAGAGATATAGCTTCTGGGTGGAGTTCACCCCGGAAGACATCGCATGGTTCAAGCAGGGAGCCGCCGAGCGCGGGTTCCGTTATGGCTCTATCAAATAATTTTGGAGGTATTTACTTATGGCACTCACTCGACCCGGCGCGGCTGCGCCCACTTTGTCCGTTCCCAACGCCCAGACTGTGGCAAACCGTTCCTTGCAGAGCGCAAGCCGTGCAGGCAGCACGGCCCTGCAGGCTGCGTCCCCGTCCGTGCCGGTGGAGATCACCGGTGCCGACGGTCAGCACTTCACCGTGAGCTTTGCAGATATCCGCAATTTCATTGAGCCGAAAGCCACCGACGCCGAATGCAAGATTTTTCTGGAGACCTGCAAGCAGTATCACCTGAACCCTTTCACGAATGAAGCCTACCTTATCCACTACGATAATAAAAACGAGAGTGCTGCTAGCACCATTGTGCTGGGCAAGAACTGCTATCTCCAGATGGCCGAGCGGCATCCGGCCTATGACGGTTTTGAAGCTGGCGTGATCGTGCTGACTGCTGACGGCCAGTTGCTCAACCGCGAGGGTTCCATTGTCTACGACGGAGACGGCGGCGAGACCCTTCTCGGCGGCTGGGCCAAGGTCTACCGCAAGGACCGCACCCGCGCCAGCTACGAGGAAGTCAAGCTCACCGAGTACGACACCGGCAAGTCTCTCTGGAACGGCAAGAAGGCTACCATGATCCGCAAGGTGGCGCTGGTGCACGCTTTGCGTGAGGCATTCCCGTCTACCTTTGGCGCTTTGTACGATGAGAGCGAGGTTTCCGTCCATGTGGATGCCGAAGGCACCGCCCGCGAGGTGGACCCGGAAGACCTGCCCGTCCTGGACCCCTACGCAGGCACCAAGCGCCCCCGCAAGACGGCAGGCACCCTGATCCCTGCCCCGGATGCACCCTCTGCAGAGGAAAATGCCGATGATCCGTTTGGCGGTGATGATGCATGATCGTCCAGACCAAGAACGGCATCATGCTGCATGGCGAGATCAGCAAAGACCCGGTGCTCCGGGATGCCGGGCAGAAGCGGGTGCTGAAGTTCGACCTGAAAGCAAGCCGCACACAGGATGAATCCGGCAAATGGCAGAGCTTCTTTGTGGGCGTGAACCTCTGGCACGGCATCGACCAGTGGGATGGGATGCTGCAAAAAGGCGATCAGGTCACAGTTTTTGCTCAAAAGCTGAAAGAGCGGGAGTATAACGGCAAGGCCTACTACGACGTGGACGCGGATGATGTTCAGCCCGGCGGGCTGGTAACGTTCCGCTGGCTGCAACAGATGATTGATCTGATGTCGCAACCGACCCCGCCGCCGGAGCCGGATGCGGTGCAGACCAGCCTGACCGGTGCACAGATGTACCCCGGTGAAGCTCTTGCGGATTACGCGCCGCGCAGCACTGCTGCACCCGAAGCGGTCCCCTCTACCGAGTATGATCCCATCAACGAAGATGCGGAGGACCTTCCGTTCTGATTTTGCAAGCTGCGCTATCTGGCTATACGGGCGTGTAAAGGAGGTGAAAGCGGTTGAAAGAGGAAGAACAGAAAAGCATAGTCATTTACAAATCATGGAAAAAGCCATTGCGTAAATTGTCTCTGGAGCAAAAAGGCAGGATTTTTGATGCGCTGCTTGATTTCCCTGATCCACCGAATTTTGAGGACGACCAGAAGCTCGAAATGGCGTGGGATTTTATGTCTGAGGCGGTGGAATCAAATTCTAAAAAATGGAACGAAAAACGAGAAAAGAGAGCTGCCGCAGGGCGTAAAGGCGCAGAAGTTACAAACGGCAAGCGTCAGCAAAACGCGGCAAATCCGGCAAATGCCGACTTTGACGAGCAAAAACAGCAAAACGCGGCAAATCCGGCTGTATCTGTAAATGGTAATGTAAATGGTAATGTAAATGGTAATGTAAATGGTAATGTAAATGGTAATGGTATATCACCTAACGGTGGTGTATATAATAGCGCCGCCCCCGCCGCCGTTGACGTAGAACTTTCCAAGATCGTCCAGCATTATCAGCAGGCCGTTGGGGACTTCCCACGCTCTGCGCTGGACAAGCTGCAGAAGTGGAGGCAGGAGTACAGCACGGAGATGATCTTGCTGGCGATTGACAAGGCAACAGAAGCCGGAAAGCGCTCGTGGAACTACATCAATGGCATATTGTCCGGCTGGAAACGGGACGGCCTGCGCACACTGGGGGATGTGGAAGCCAACGAACAAAGCCGACAAGCCAGACCGCGAGGCAAGCAGCCAACCGAGACCGTAGACGACCAGCTTGCGCGGGTGCTGGCGAAGATGGACAGAGAAAGAGGGTTTGAGACATGACGCGGGAAGACGTGGCAAAGCTGATCCGCATGAATTTTGTGCTGTACAAGCTGGGTTCCAAGCCGCTGACCGATGAGGAGATGCAGACCACCATTGATGTGTGGGCATACCAGTTTGGTGACTATGACGGCGATACTGTCAAGCGGGCTTTTCTGGCGGCGAACCGAGTATGCGTTTATCCGGTCACGGTGGCAGACATCTTCAAGCAGCTTTCCCAGTGCCTAGACCCGTCCGCTGAATGGGAAGCTCTGGCTGTAGCGGCACGCAAGGCACAGACATTTTTGAGCTGGCGCAAGTTCCCGATGGTGACCGGCATTGACGAAAAGGGCGGGCTGCTGCGTAGTGACGGACAGAAAGAACTGCAAGCCCTGTATGACCAACTCCCCCCGGCGGCAAAATCCTATGCCGGAAGCGTTGGAGGGCTTGCAGAGCTGGCTGAAATGCCAGACCTTACATACCGCCGTGCCGAGTTTTTGAAGCAGGCGCAGGCCGATATCACCACTGCCCCCCGTGAAGCTGCAAGGCTACGGGCGAGCGAGCCGACAAGGAAGGAGATTGAAAAATGAGCGAATTTATCGACCGCGAAAAAGCCATCGCAAACATCAAAGCGGCATATTGCTGTGGCTGCGAAAATTACAACGGCGTAATATGCCGCGCGTGTCAGATTATGGACGCGATGGATGTGCTGGAAGACGAACCGGAAGTGCCTGTGATTGACGCGAAATCCATGGAAAAGTACCTGACCGACTGGAAAGACGGGCTGACCGGGAGCGAAAATTGGGGGTACTTGTACGCAATCAGGGCAAAGCAAACGGTTCAGGTGCTGAATACCATACTGAACCACATTGGTTACATGCTCAATGGCGAAAGCGGGGTGCAGACCGATGGTAAAACTTGAACCCTGCAAAGACTGCCCCGACCGGCACCCGATCTGTCACGACAGCTGCCCGAAGTACGCCGAGTACAAGCGTCAGCTGAAAGCGCAGCGCATCTACACCAGCGCGCACCACGCGGCGGAGCGGATCAGCCGTAACGATTTCGACAAAGAAGGATGGATGGGAGGAAGAAAACGGTGAAAGTCCTGATTGCCTGTGAGGAATCGCAGGAGGTGTGCAAAGCGTTTCGCGCCCGTGGGCATGAAGCCTACTCGTGCGACCTGATTGAGCCGTCCGGCGGGCATCCAGAGTGGCACATCTTGGGCGATGCGCTCAAGGCTCTGACGGGGGGGCAAGTCGTAACGATGGACGGCGTAACGCATGACATTGGCAAGTGGGACTTGCTCATTGCACACCCGCCTTGCACTTATTTGACAAAAGCCGGCGGAAATAGGTTAGTGATTGACGGCAAAATTCAAGCAGATCGATATAAAAAAGGATGTGATGCACGAGATTTTTTCATGAAGCTCTGGAATGCCCCGGTGGATAAAATAGCAATAGAAAATCCGATACCAATGCGAATCTTTGGACTGCCAGAATACAGCCAGATCATTCAGCCGTATATGTTCGGAGATGAATACATGAAAACGACGTGCTTATGGCTGAAAAACATTCCGGGACTGTTCGCCACAGATATCGTTATACCTACGTCAAAATGGGTCGCGTCGTCAGATCATCGTGCGGTGAAACGAAAAGACGCATGGTCTCAAAGTGGCCACAGAACAGCGAAACAGCGAAGCAAAACGTCTCCAGGCATTGCAAAGGCAATGTCCGAACAATGGGGGTAAAAAATGAAAACCGTGACGACCTGATTGGAGGGAAACTATGAAAGCAGTCCTTTTGAGCATTCGGCCCAACTGGTGCAAGCTGATTTGGAGCGGGATAAAAACCGTGGAGGTGCGCAAGACTCGCCCGACACTGGAAACACCGTTCAAGGCGTACATCTACTGCACCGGTCACGATGGCTGGGTCATGAAATTGCCCAAGGCGGGCGTGCAGAAAATGGATGGCAGAGTAATTGGCCAGTTCACCTGTGACAAAATCGACAAGCTCGTCCACATCGGAACGATGATGGACATAAACATTTTGACATTGGACGGGTGGTATAAACCGGCAGATGCACTGCTTCAAGCGGCTTGCTTGACCGAAGCGCAGGCTAAAAAGTATCTCAAGGGCGGTGACGGATACGGCTGGCACATTTCTGACCTGAAAATTTATGACAAGCCAGTAAAACTTAAAGATTTCTGGGCGATACAACCCTGTACGCATCGCGGAGACTGTTGCACCTGCCGCAGATGGGACGCAGAAAATCTGATTTGCCGGGGAGAAGCGTTCGGAATCGAGCGCCCGCCCCAAAGCTGGTTCTATGTGGAGGACGGCAGATGAAACTGACCCTCTACGGCGAACCCCGCACCAAGAAAAATTCCGCACGCATTCTCCGCACACGCTCCGGGACCCCATTCGTGGCCCCCAGCAAGGTTTATGTGGATTATGAGACGGACTGCCTGCGGCAAATCAAAAGGCCGAACAGCCCCATCTCTGCCCGCGTGAACGTGAGGTGCGTGTACTACATGAAGACCGCCCGCCGGGTCGATCTGGCAAACCTCATTGAGGCTACAACGGACATTCTGGTTAAAGCCCGCGTGCTGGAGGACGACAACAGCAAGATCGCTGCCGCCCACGATGGCAGCCGGGTGGACTACGACAAGAAAAACCCAAGAGCTGAAATTTGGATTGAGGAAATCACAAATGAAGATAGGTCTAATTGATGTTGATGGGCACAACTTCCCAAACCTTGCGCTGATGCGAATTTCCAGCTATCACAAGGCAAAAGGTGATGAGGTGGAATGGTGGTGGAGTGACTTCATCCATTACGACATTGTCTACATGAGCAAGATTTTCTCTGACGTGTACAGCCCTGATGTGCCGGAACCCTTGAACGCTGACAAAGTGATTAAAGGCGGCACTGGATATGCAATCCGCACAGTAGACGGAAAAGAAATATTCGATAAATCGAAAGACGTAGACCTTCCGGCTGAAATCGAGAAGTCGTTTCCAGATTATAGCATTTATCCACAGTTCCAATTCGCAGTTAGCATGACAAGTCGTGGATGCCCCAGAGGGTGTTCTGTTCTTTCTGTCATGTTGCAGCCAAAGAGGGGAGATGTGCCGTAAAAGTAGCTGATGTGAGTGATTTTTGGAGCGGGCAAAAAGAAATAAAGGTACTTGACCCGAACATCACAGCTTGCAGGGATAAGCGTGACCTTATGCAGCAGTACATTGACACTCACGCCAAAATCGACTTCACGCAAGGTCTGGACATTCGATTGTTGAATCAAGCCGACATTGAGGACATCAACAAGATGCGTATTGGCACGCTTCATTTTGCGTGGGATAACCCTAACGATGACTTGAAAGGCAAGTTTGAGGACTTTGCAAAGGGATTTCGGCGCAAGTCTAACATTGGCATGGTTTACTGCCTAACGAACTTCAACAGCACGTTGGAACAAGACCTGTATCGCCTCTACACGCTTCGTGATCTGGGCTACGACCCCTATGTGATGATTTATAACAAGCCATCTGCGCCGAAAGAGATTCGGCACTTGCAAAGATGGTGTAACAACAAGATAATTTTCAAGTCTGTAAAACGGTTTGAGGACTACATGACGTAAGGAAGGATGATACATGGTGAACACGAGGACGACTGATACTGACACACCAAAGCCTGACAGCGGCGTGGATTACCGCACCGTCAAAGCGTGGTTTCAGCAGTGCCGCGACCTTGCGGCTGCTATCGAAGCCCAGAAGCAAAAAATACAGCGTATCCGGGACGTGGCCGAAAAATGCACCCAGAGCCTGAGCGGGATGCCTGCGGGTGGTGGCAATGGGGACAAGGTGGGCTTTGCTGTAGAGCAGCTGGACACCGAGCGCCGACAACTTCAGAGGATGGAGACGGACCTGTGCAATTTGCGTGTCGAGGCTACCCGGCGGGCATACTGCTTGATAGCCGAGCCGGAATGCGCCGAAGCGATTTGCGAGCACTATGTCATGGGCAAGTCTCACAAGGAAATCGCAAAAGAAGTCGGCGTGTGCGGGGCAGATGTGGTCTACCGGCGAATCAAACGCGGATGCATGGCCCTGGCCGAGATATGGGACGAGTTTTCTGACGTGCAAAGTGTACAACATGCACAAGAAAACACAGCTTGATTTTGGAAGGGGCCAGCTCTTTTCAAGTCTGTAAGCTTAGATGTAAAATTCTAATAAGCGGTTCAGCGCTAAGCGGTAGCCGCTTGCCACGCAGCCTCCAGAACGGTCCCTTCCTTGTGACAGGTTTTCATGCTTTCCTGTTCTCCTTCACCGTTTTGCGGGCTGCTTCTATGCGAGGTTTGGGAAGCCACATAACAGACTGGCAGTTTTGTGGAACGGTTCGACTCCGTAACCTCGCACCGTATGGCGCATGGACTAGACAACCCGCAAGGCCGCACGTGCAACCTCCCGTGCCAAGAAAAGGCCTTAGAATCCTTGCCAAGGTGTAACTTTCCTGACAGGATGTGCGCCAACCAACAGCCCCGGCGGCGAACCGGAGCTGTTTTTATATGGCCGCCTGAGCGCAGTTTGGAACGCGGCGCGTGTGCGTAGACACGGCTGGTTCGATTCCAAGGGCGGCTTTTTATATTCCCGTAGCTCAAAATTGGTAGAGCGCTGGTCTCCAAAACCAGAGGATGCAGGTTCGAACCCTGCCGGGAGTGCTTGCGTGCCCTAGAGCGGGCCGCGCAATAGCGGGGCATCTGGCCGCGAAAGTTCCAGATGCAGCGGCACCCGATCGTTTTACGCCTGTCCATCAAACTGAATGTACGGGTGCTGCTTATATGCCGTCATAGCTCAATTGGCAGAGCGCCGCCCATTTAAGGCGGGACAACGTTGGTGACACCACGGGAACATCACTGCACAGCCAACCACTGCGCACATCCATTCCGTGGGTGCTGGTTCAAATCCAGCTGGCGGCTAGCGTGATTTTAGAGTGTCCACAGTGGACACTTTTGGAGAGGAGGCATACAAATGTTTGAGCACTTGAAAGAACTGATTTGCGACATGGCAAAGTTTTTGACACGTCTCGGCGCTGGCCTTATCCTCTCGGCCTTACCGATCAGCAACAAAGAAAGCCACTTTGTGCGCTATGCGCGGCGTTTCGGTTTCCGTGCAGACCACACAAAACGCGAGCCTCGGGCAGAGATCGGAGGCCGTGGCTGTATCCAAGGAGCACGGCCTGCTATCCGTGTGGATTAACCGCTGCTGATACAATACGATTAAAAACCGGCTTTTTGCATGATGAGCTCCATGCAGCAAAGCTGGTTTTTCTTATGCCGCTTTAGCTCAGTCGGCCAGAGCATCCGGCTCATAACCGGACGTGTGCAGGTTCGAGCCCTGCAAGCGGCACATTCGATATTTTGACCGTTCGGGTTTCCGGGCGGTTTTTCTTTTGTATGATTTTAGAAAGGTGGTGGCGGTGAGCGCGAAGCGGCTGACAGACAGGCAAAAAAAGAAGATCGTTGCTGACTATGTACAGTTGCAGAGCTACGCCAGAACCGCGAAGCTGAACGACGTAGCAGAAAGCACCGTGCGGAAAATCGTGAAAGATAATCCAAAGTGCGCGGATTTGTGCGCCTTAAAAAAAGAGCAGAACACGCAGGACATGCTTTCTTACTTAGGCAGCAAGCGCGAGGAAGCGCAGGATCTTCTCGGGCTGTATCTGAAAGCGATGGCTGACCCTGACAAAATCGCGGAAGCAACGCTGCCGCAGTTGTCCACGGCGTTCGGCACAATCGTGGACAAGTTTGCTATGCTGGGAGACCAGAGCGGCATAGAAGCCCCGGACGATGGCCTGCTTGAGGCTCTGAGCGCTGCCGCAGATATCAGCCCGCCGGATGACGTGGAGATGCTGCCGGAGGAAGAAGACGACCATGCGGAAAAGTAACGGTTTTCGCTGGAAAGCCATCAGCCAGCGGCAAAAGATGGTTCTTTGCTGGTGGGCACCGCAGAGCGCATACAGCGGTCACAACGGCATCATTGCCGATGGCGCTATCCGCTCTGGCAAGACCTTTGCCATGAGCTTTTCGTTCGTCCAGTGGGCTATGACCTGCTACAGCGGCCAGCAGTTTGCCATGTGTGGAAAGACCATCGCCAGTTTCCGGCGCAACGTGCTGGGCACACTCAAGCAGCAGCTTGCAGCCCGTGGTTACAACGTCAAGGAGCACCGGGCTGAAAACTGCATGACCGTCAGCAAGGGCGGAAAAACCAACGAATTTTACTTTTTCGGCGGCAAGGACGAGAGCAGCCAGGACCTGATCCAGGGCATCACCCTTGCCGGGGCATTCTTTGACGAGGTGGCCCTGATGCCGCAGAGCTTCGTCAATCAGGCCACGGCCCGCTGCTCTGTCACCGGGTCAAAGTTCTGGTTCAACTGCAACCCGGGCAGCCCGCAGCACTGGTTTTATCTGGAGTGGGTGCGCAAGTGCCGTTCCCGCAGGATGATGTATCTCCATTTCACGATGGACGACAACCTTTCGCTTTCAGAGGACATCAAGGCCAGATACCGCGGCCAGTACAGCGGAGTTTTCTATCAGCGTTACATTCTGGGCCTGTGGACGGTGGCAGAGGGCCTTGTCTATGACATGTTCGACCGCAAGAAGCACGTCGTTGATGTGCTGCCGGAGCTGTCTCCAAAGAGCGCCTATGTGGCGTGCGACTTCGGCACCCAGAACGCAACGGTTTTTTTGCTGTTCCGGAAGCAGGCAGATGCAGACTGCTGGATCGTCACACGGGAGTACTACTACAGCGGCCGCGAACAGAAGCGGCAAAAGACCGTGGGCGAGTACGTAACAGACCTCAAGGCGTGGCTGAACGGGCTCAAGCCGGAAAGGATCATCGTTGACCCCTCTGCCCTGCCCCTGATTACAGAGCTGCGCAAGAACGGCTTTACCCAGACTCCCGCAAACAACGACGTTCTGAGCGGCATTCTGGACGTTCAGACCATGCTGCAGACCGGGCGGCTGAAGGTCTACAAGGACTGCAAGCACACGCTGGAAGAATTCGGCGTGTACGCTTGGGACCCGGACAAAGACGACACCGTGCTGAAGGTCAACGACCACTGCATGGACGCTATCCGCTATTTTGTGCGCACGAAGCGCCTTGTGAAACTGAGGGATTGATTTTGAGCACTGTATACACATTCCAGACCTTCCAGCAGGCGCAAGCCGCCGGGGAACAGTCTGATTTCATCCGGCGCTTCGTGCAACAGCACTGCGCTTCCGGACCGTACAAGATGGCGCTGGACGCTGACCTGTACGATGCCCAGAAAAACCCGGGGGCTGAACGCTTTGCGCAAGCTTACGCTTTGATGCTGAAACGCCTGTCCAAAAACACCAAGCAGGACACCCCACACCCCGATATGGTCAAGAGCAATCTTTTCCGGCGGCTCAACAAGCAGCGGGCGACCTACTCCCTCGGCAACGGCGTAGTCTTTGCGGACGATGGCGTGGACAAGGACAAGCTGGGGCAGAACTTTGACGAGCAGATCCAGAAGGCCGGATATTTTGCCCTGATCCACGGTGAGAGCTTTGGATTCTGGAACAACGACCATCTGGTGGTGTTCAAGCTGACCGAGTTCGCACCCCTGTACGATGAAAAGACAGGCCTTTTGCAGGCGGGTGTGCGCTTCTGGCGGCTGAATCCTGACACGGATATGCACTATATCCTGTACGAGCTGGACGGCTTTACCGAGTACACGGAAAACAAAATCGGCAATGTGATGCAGGAGACCGTGCCGAAGCAGGCATACAAGAGCGTGACCGTCACCACACCCGGCGGCGGGCTGGAAAGCGTAGAGGGCGAAAACTACAGTGCCCTGCCCATTGTGCCGCTGTGGGGCTCAGACCTGCACCAGAGCACCCTTGTGGGGCTGAAAGCCTACATTGACAACACCGATCTGGTGATGTCCGGCTTCTGCAACGACTTGCAGGACTTTTCGCAGATCTACTGGCTGTGCGAAAACTTCAACGGCATGACCGATGACGAGCTGCAAGAGTTCCTTGTCAAGCTGAATCTGTACCACATTGCAGGCGCAGACACCAGCGAGGGCGGCAAGATCACTCCTTACACCAACGAGATCCCCGTGACGGCCCGGCAGGCTCTGTTGGAGCTGCTCCACACCAGGGTGTATGAGGACTTTGGCGGGCTGGATGTGCATTGCGTGAGCGCGGACAGCACCAACGACCATCTGGACGCGGCCTATGAACCGCTGAACCAGAACGCAGATGATTTTGAAGCTCAGGTCAAGCCTTTTGTTCGTCAAATCTGTGCGCTGGCTGGCTTTGGCAGCGCAACGCCGACGTTCAACCGGAACCGGATTGTGAACACCGCAGAGCAGGTGGCAACGGTGATTTCCGAGGCACCCATCATCGGGCAGGACATGGCAATCGACCTGCTTCCCAACTTAACCCCGGAGCAAAAGGAAAAGGCTCGGGCGTCCCTGATGGCTGAGAGCGCAGAGCGGGAGACCGTGGACGATGCAGAGAATGACAACGGTGATGAAGCATGATTTCTGACCGTGACCGTATTTCCACCCGCCAGCTAAACCGCCTGCGCCGCCGTATCCTCCGGGTGTACGGCACTGCCCGCCGGGAGATGCAGAAGCAGCTGACCGATTTTCTGGCAAAGTACAAAGCACTGGACGAGCGCAAGCGGGCGCAGCTGGACGCAGGCGAGATCACCGAGGATGACTACCGCATATGGCTGCAAAATCAGGTCTTTCAGTCTGATTTGATGCGGGCAAAGCTGGACGGCATCACCCAGACTTGCACCACGGCCCAGCAGACGGCCTACAAGATAGCCCGGGATGAGCAATACAACATCTTTTCCTTTGGCGCAAACTGGGCTTTCTACGAGCTGGAACAGGCCGCAGGCGTGACGTTCGGGCTGACCCTGTACAACACCGAGGCGGTCAAGCTGCTGCTGAAGGAAAACCCCAAGCTGGTGCCCAACAAGCGCATCAAGAGCGAGAGCAACCGCACCTATGATGCCCGGGTGTTCAACCGCTACGTCATGCAGGGCATCGTGCAGGGCAAGAGCGTCCACGACATTGCGGTGCAGGCTGTGAAGGGCATGGCAGACACGGAAGTGCACTGGGCTATGAACAACGCCATCACAGCTCTTACCAGCGCCCAGAACGCCGGGGCTTTGCAGCAGATGCGCAACGCCCAGGCTTTGGGCATCGAGGTCAAAAAGCGCTGGAACTCAACCCACGACTACCGTACCCGTGAAATGCACCGCCTGCTTGACCAGCAGACGGCAGAGCTTGACGAGCCGTTCAAGGTCATGGGTTACGAGATTCAGCGCCCCGGCGACCCCAACGCCGCCCCGGAGATGGTCTACCACTGCCGCTGTGTGCTGTCCTCTGCGCTGGGCAAGTATCCCCGGCAGAACGCCATGCAGCGGGACAATGTGACCAAAGAGACCGCCCCCGTCATGGATTACACCGAGTGGTACAAAGCCAAAGGCGGCACGGAAGCCGAACAAATGTGGTGGGCGGAAGAACGCAAGAGAAAAAAGGAGGCTGCAAAGCATGGATGAGAAGAAGCCTTGCAAATTTTGCGAGAGACTTGCGTGGTGGAAGGAAAATTCCCCCAAAGGGGAGAACGGCCTTTACACCACGTTTCAAGTCATTCTTATCACAAAAACGCACAGGAAAGGCGCAGGCGTGTGCGGTACGGTAACGCATCGTGCCGGACAGCTGAATTTCTGCCCTGAGTGCGGTCGTATCTTAAAGAAAAAGCGAGAACCGAGGGATGAGCCGTGATTCTGCCGATGGAAAACACCGAGAAAATGATTTTTCCGGGCGAAGGAAAGTTCCATATCCCTATCATCAAGCCGGAAACGGACATTTGCATTGACAAGCTGGAATGGATCCCTTTTAACTACGCCCTGTCTGCCAAAGATAGGGGGAGCAAAGGCGTCCATTTTTATTGCGACGATTACCAGTTTGAGCGCGTATGGCGCAATCCCGACAAGTATGTGCCGCTTTTGCAGCAGTTCGGGGCGGTGCTTTCCCCTGATTTTTCCATGTTCCGAGACCACCCGGAAGCGGTGCAGATTTGGAGCGCCTATAAACGGCACTGGTTGGCAGCGTACTGGCAAATGCACTGTATCAAGGTCATTCCCACCATCGAATGGGTATGGCCGGAAAGCTACGAGTGGTGCTTTGACGGCGAGCCGCGAAACTCTATCATCTCCATTTCGTCCGTTGGGTTGATGAACGAGCGTTTGGCTACAACCCTTTTTACAATGGGGTGCAAGGAAGCCATGCGGCGCTTGAATCCAACGCAAGTTCTTTGGTATGGCAAACCGTTACCGGGCATGGACTTTAACGCAACAATAATCAAACCGCAATATGCGGAAGTAAGAGAGAGGTGTCACGATGAGCGGCGGTGGTAGAGCATCCGGCAGAGCCGGGGGCAGCTCAGTAAGAGGCATGGCGATACTGAAAGGATCTGAAAAGCAAGTTGAGTGGGCAACGCAGATTCGCACGACCACAAACGACGCGCTGAATGAATCCATTGCTTTTGCGAAATCGCAAACCTCAAAAATGGGAGAAGCCCGTGTGAAAGCGGCAATCGACTGGGCAGAAAAGGCAAAACACGAAATCAACAGCACGACAAGCGCAAGCGAATTGATTGATACAATTGGCGTGTATATAGGAAGCAATACAGGAGAACGAGCAAAACAGACTGCACTTCTCGGCATAACCAGAACGCTTCAAAATGGAACCGGTGACCTCGCAAAGCGGCTGAAAAAGGCACGAGGAGTGTAAGATGGAGTTCAACTACGACATCAAATTCACCGACAACACCCCACAGCTCCATGAAGCGCTGGATTCATGGGCGGAGCGGGTGCTTACCATCTGGGGCATGAAGGTGCAGGACTATGCCCAGCTGCTTGTACCTACCGGCACGGCAGACAGCACTGGCATTGAGGGCTATGTAGGCGGTGCGCTCAAGCAAAGCCTGACCTTTGTCCTCGACCTCGCAAAAAAGACCGTGACCATCGGCAGCAACCTGTTTTACAGCGTCTATGTGGAGCTTGGAACAGGTGTTTTTGCCGAGAAGGGCAACGGACGGAAAACACCGTGGGTCTGGAAGGACTTTAACGGCAAGTGGCACTTTACCCGGGGCATGAAAGCCCGCCCGTTCCTGCGCCCGGCGGTGGAAGATCACATTGACGAGCTGCGAGAGATCGCGGTGGAAGAAGGGAACAAGGAGGTATAAGGATGACAGAGCTTGAAAACTTGAGCGCACAGCTTGAAGTTGCTACGAAAATGCAGGAAAACGCAGAAAGACTTTATCATAAGTCTGCCGAAAGAATTGAAGAAATCAAAAAGCAGATGCTTGAGGTGAAGGAAAAGAACAAGTCCAAGGCTGCAAAAGTCGAAGAGTTGTTTGCGGCTGGTGTTCAGGCACGCAAAGCGCTTCAGGAGATGTGTGATAACGCATACGGCGAGGGTAAAGCCAAAATTTCTGTTTTGGTCTATGTTCCGGCCGAAGCACAGGACTATCCGACAGACACAGACTGTGAATTTTCGCTCTAAAACTGAATACTCAGCGGTTGGCGCACAGCGTCAGCCGCTTTTTTATGCCGTTTTAGCTCAGTCTGGCAGAGCACCGGACTTTTAATCCGGGGGCCGTGGGTTCAAGCCCCACAAGCGGCACCACACCGGCAGCACGTCCGGCAAATAAACCTTATTGCCAAGCATGGCAGCCCGAGCAAGGGCAGAAAGGACTATCACATGGCACTCAAAAGAGCTGACATCCGCACGATTCTGGAGAACCCCGAAACCTCCAACGATGACAAGGCGAAAGCCATTCTGGACGCCCTGCACAAGGAGACGGACGAGCTCAAAGACCAGCTGGATGCAGAAAAAACAGCCCGCACACAGGCCGAGAAAGACCGGGATGCAGCCAACGGCGGCAAGCAGGCCGCAGAAAAGGCGCTGACCGACTACAAGGCCCAGCAGACCCAGAAAGACACCCACGCAGCCAAGGAAGCCAAGTTCCGGGAGCTGCTCAAGTCCGCCGGGGTGCTGGACAAGTACGCAGACCGCGTTGTTCGGCTGTCCGGCGAGGACATCGACAAGCTGGAGCTGGACGAAAAGGGCGAAGTCAAGGACGCCAAGAAGCACGCAGAAAACCTGAAGGCTGACTGGGGCGACTTTGTGGCTACAACCACGACCACCGGCGCAAAGGTGGACAACCCGCCCATCAATACCGGCTCCAAAATGACCAAAGAGCAAATTTTTGCGATCAAGGACGCTGGCGAACGTCAGGCGGCCATCGCAGCAAATGCCGACCTGTTCACAGGCGGCGGAAAGGACTAACACATGGCAGCAAAGACCAATCTGATCACCACTACCGAGATCACCGTCAACCCCCGGGAAATCGACTTCGTCACCCGCTTCCAGCGCAACTGGGAACACCTGCGGGAGATCATGGGCATCATGCGTCCCATCCGGATGCAGCCCGGCACCGTGCTGAAGAGCAAGTACGCTCAGGGTACGCTGCAGAGCGGCACCGTGGCAGAGGGCGAGGAGATTCCCTACAGCCAGTACACCGTCAAAGAGAAGGACTACGGTAAGATCACCATCGAGAAGTACGCTAAGGCCGTATCTCTGGAGGCTATCCAGAATTATGGCTATGATGTGGCCGTGCAGAAGACCGATGACGAGTTCCTGTTCGACCTGACCGCAAAGGTCACGGACAAGTTCTACAAGTACCTGAACACCGGCAGCCTGAAAGGCACCCCCAAGACCTTCCAGATGGCTCTGGCCATGGCAAAGGGCAGTGTGGAGAACAAGTTTAAGAATATGCACCGCACCGTTACCGGCGTTGTGGGCTTTGCAAACGTTCTTGACGTGGCGGAGTACCTGGGCACCGCCCCGATCACCATCCAGAACCAGTACGGCTTCCAGTACATCAAGGATTTTATGGGTTACAACACCATCTTCCTGCTGTCTGACGGCGAGATCGCAAAGGGCAAGGTCATTGCCACCCCGGTGGACAACATCGTGATGTACTATGTCGACCCCTCTGACAGCGACTATGCCAAGGCTGGACTGGTGTACACCACCGCAGGTGAGGCCAGCAACCTGATCGGCTTCCACACCCAGGGCAACTACACCACCGCCGTCTCTGAGAGCTTCGCCATCACCGGCGTGACCCTGTTCGCTGAGTACCTGGACGGCATCTCTGTCCAGACTATCACTCCGGGCGAGTAATCGCCCTTTTTGAATAGGAGGCATCCAATGACCGTCCCTGAGCTGTGCGTCTATACGCACAATTTTTTTGACCGGGCGGACACCCCAATTGCAGGCGAGTTTGCCTTTGAGCCGGACACCGTGCCCGCCGGGGTAGTGCCGGGGCAGTATTTCCTTGTGCGCGGCTCCATCTTCAACGACGGCGTGCACAAGGCCGGGGACGGCGATCTGACTGCCGAGACCTTCACCGGGACGGTGCAGCCTATGCGCGTTCCGCCTGACTTTGTGGCGCTGGCTGAAAAAATCGACGCATACGACAAGGCGCTGCCCTCTGGCGGCGTGTATGTGTCCCAGTCCTTTGCTGGGTGGTCCGGCACGATGGCTACAGGCGCGGACGGCCTACCCGCAGACGGCAAGACCCGCTATAAATCCGATATCAATCAGTGGAGGAAAATGTGACATGGTCAACGCGTTCACTGCATCCACCGTGATGCAGAGCTTCACCCAAAAATACCGCTTTCAGACCCGCAGCTATGAGCCGGACGGCGTTGGGGGCTTTGTCTCCGGCTGGACGGACGGCCCAGAGTTCGAGGCCGTGGAGCGCCACGACACCACCGTGGAAGCTCAGGTAGCAGAGCAGGCTGACACGGCATCTACCTATACCCTGTTGGTCAATACCGGTGTGCCTCTGGCTTTCCCGGACTACATCAAGCGGATGAGCGACGGGCAGACCTTTCAGGTGACGAGCGCAGCCGATGAGGGCAAAGCCCCGCCGGAATCAGGCATGGGACTGCGAGCCGTCAAGTGCAAAAAGGCGGTGCTGCCTTGATGGGACCGTCTGAGAGCATTAACCGGGCGCTGAACACGTTTTTTAACAGCTTCGGCATCCCGGGCTATCTGGAAGATAACATCTCTCCTGCCGCTTCACTGCCCTATCTGACCTACAAGCCCATCATTCCCGGCGGGTGGAACGAAACGGCATCCTTCCACGCCCGGCTGTGGTACCCAAGCAAGGGCGGCAGGACCCCCATCCTGCAAACCGAGGATACGATCAGCGCGGCCCTTGAGGACAGCATAACGCTTTCCTGTGAGGGCGGCGCTATTCTTTTGCAAAAAGGCACTCCGTGGGCACAGCCCCTCGACAACCCGCCCGAAGGGTATCTGTGCGAATATCTCAATTTTGAAATTACGCAATTTTGCGAGTAAGGAGCAATATGGGAAGAAAATTTTCCAAAATTTCGCAGGAAGCATTCAAGTCCATGCAGTTCAACGCCGGAATCGTGGTCAACAAGTTTGACGTGACCGGCAAAACCGAGGTGCAGGACGCAGACATCATCACCGCCACTACCGGCGGCGTCACCGCAACCTGCAAGGCGAACTTCACCGATTTGGGCGCGGACGTGGACAACGCCCAGAAAAACACCGCAGAGCTGATGCAGATCGATGACTACGACTGCACGCTGGCTTTTACGGCCCTGAATGCAACCACTGACGTCATCAAACTGGCCCTCGGTGCAGCCGATGTGGAAGAAAAGAAGGTCACTCCTCGCATGACACTGGATCCCACTGAAAGCACCGGTGACTTTAAGGAAATCTGGTGGGTCGGTGACACCATTGACGGTGGCTATGTGGCTGTACGTCTGATGAACGCACTGTCCACCGGCGGTTTGACCCTGAAGACGACTGACAAGGGCAAGGGCAACATTGCGGTCACCCTGACCGGCTGCCCCCGTCTGGGCAGTGATACCGTGCCTATGGAATTTTACTACAGCCCCAAGGTCGCAGCATAAGGAGGACAGACCGTGAAAACCCTGAACCAGATGGACGAAACCGAATTTCTGCGTCGCTGCTGGCTGATTGCGGACGCTGTGTCTGACCTGCTGGAAAAATCCAAGGTTGCAGAACTGCGCAAGGTCATGCCGGTGCTGACCGGCAAAGAAACCGAAGCGGAGCTGGAGCAGAAGAAATCCGCACAGGCCAAGAAGAACATCAAGGCCATGGCAAAGAGCCTGCTTTTCGACAACGCAGAAACCACGGCAAAGCTGTTGCCCCTGCTGTATGAGCCGGACGTGGACGAGGACGGTACGCCCGAAACCATGACGCCGTTCAAGACCCTGCGCGTCATCACCGCCACCGTGGAGGATAAGGACGTGCTGGATTTTTTGTCCTCGTTGGTGAGGTTGGCGCAGACGGATATCGACGCTTAACCTCCACCATCCGGCTGGATATGCTGCACTTGATCGGTAAGCCGTACATTATGCAGCATTGCATCATTGCGTCAAGACGGGAGCAACTCGATATCAGCTATCGCGCCTACATGACGGACGCTCTGGCGTCCTTGGCTGGCGTAGAGGAGCGCTGGGTTGACCGCGTGTCCGACCTTGTAAACGACCGTCCGCAGGCCCCGCAGCCGTCCTCAGAAGAAGTGATAGCACACATCAAAAACGGCTTGAATGGGGGTGATGGAACCTGAAACTTTTTGAATTAGAAGCCACCATTGGGCTTGACGATAGCGCGTACCGGCATGGCATCCAGAATGTACAATCCGAGACAAAAAAGACGGTTACGGCGCTTTCCAGCGAGTACAGCAAGGCCGCAAAAGCGGTTGCAGAGCTGACCAAAAAGTACAACGAATCTGCCGCCAAGACAGACAAGAACTCAGCCGAAACCAAAGAGCTGAAAAAGCAGCTTGCAGCAGCTGAGGCACAGCTCAAAACCACCGCTTCTGCGCTAAAGGCTGCCAAAAACGGCATGGAAAGCTTTCAGAGTGCAACGAAAAAGGCGGCTTCAAGCCAAAAAGAACTCAACTTCGGCGCATCGACTGCGACTGGCTCACTGTTTGGTCTGCTCACCAAGGCAAACCTTCTGACATCTGCGCTTCAAAGCCTCGCTGGGGCGGTTATCAATGTCGGCAAAGGCATTATCGAGATGGGCGTTGGTTACAACACGCAGCTTGAGACGTACCAAACCGCGTTTACAAACATGCTCGGCAGTGCGGAAAAGGCTTCTGCTTTTCTGGAACAGCTCAAAAGCGATGCGTCAAGAACTCCGTTTGACACGGACACGCTTGTAAAAGCAAACCAGTACCTTCTTGGCGCGGGCGAAAACGCGGAGTACAGCCGCAAGACCATCCTTGCCCTGGGCGATGCGGTCAAGGCTACAGGCGGAGGCAACGATGAGCTGAACCGAATGGCACAGAACATCCAGCAGATTGCCAATGTCGGCAAAGCGACCAGCATGGACATCAAGCAGTTTGCCTATGCTGGCATCAATATCTATCAGGTCCTTGCAAAATACACGGGCAAGTCCGTGCAGGACGTCAAGGACATGACCATCACCTACGATGTCCTGACGCAGGCTCTTCAGTCGGCGGCAGAAGAAGGCGGTCTGTACTACGACGCCATGAACACCCAAAGCCAAACCATGAGCGGACGCCTTACAACCCTGAAGGACAATGCCCTTCAGCTTGCCGGAGTCCTCACGGAGGACGTGTCGGACGCTTTCGGGGTGCTGATATCCAAAGCAAATGACTGGGTCGTGGCGCTGAAAAGCGCCTTCGAGGAAGATGGCGTAGAGGGGCTTGCAGACAAAGGCGGAGAGATCGCGCTTGAAGTGGTTTCCGGCTTCAGTCAGAAAATCCCGCAGCTGGAACAACAGGCTGTTCTGGCTGTGCAAAACCTTGCGCAGTACCTGCAGAAAAATACATCGACCATCGTTGCGGCGGGAAAGGATCTTCTTTTCTCGCTGTCGGATGGCATCGTTGATGCGCTGCCGCAGATCGTCAACGCGGCAATGGATGTGACAATCTCGTTCGAGACGGAGCTTATCAACCACTACGATGAGTTTATGGTCAAGGGCTATGAGATTCTCGGCAAGATCGTCGCTGGCCTGATGAACTGCCTTGGACACATGCTCAGTTCCGTTGAGGACCTTACAAGCGCAGCCGTCAAAAAAATCTTTGAAACTGACTGGGTCCAGGTCGGAAAAGACATGGTGTCTGCCATCGCAGACGGAATCATTGAAGGCCTGCCCGGCATTGAGGAAGCCGCCGGAGCGCTGGTCCGCATCCTGAACCCGGCTGCTACAGCGAACGTACAAGACGCCGTTGCAAAGCAAGGCGGAAAGACAAGCAGTGCATCGAACGGCGCTGGACGCCGTGCGAATAGCTCCAACGCGGAATGGGACGAGAACGACGGTTGGGTGAGAAAAGGCACTTCCAGCAACTACAACAGCAACGGAACGTCCAGATCCGGCAGCTCTATCGTCACCACAGGCGGCGGCGGCAAAAAATCCGGCTCCAAGTCCAAAACCGAAAAAGTCATCGAGTCCATCTCTCACACGGCCACCACTACCAGCCAGAACGCCCTCGGCACGGTGACCACCAGCATCCAGACTCTGAACGAGAAGGTCAAGGACAGCGCGGGCAAAATCAAAGACCGCGTAACCACGACCACGACCGAGACCGGTAAGGAAATGGTAAATGGCGTGGAGACCACCTACAAAAAGGTGGAGACCCGCGTCAACGGCACGGTCACAAAGGTCACAAAGACCTATGACGACATGTCAAAAACGCTGCTGGGCACGCTGACGTCCATTTCGGAGACGACTTTTAACGGTATTACAACAAAAATCCAGGAAGCAACCGAAAAATACGCCGATGGCAGCGAGCACGTCAAGCGCACCGAGACCGAGACCGGAGAGCACATTGTCGATGGCGTGGCGCAGACCTACACAAAGGTCATTACCTACATCGACGGTGTACAGGACAAAGTCACCGAGACGGAAACCGCCATTGACAAGAGCGTCAAAGCTACTCAGACCCGCATTGACCAGTATTTAAGCGGTGCGTCCTCTGAGTCCAACAAAGGCATTTTTGGCATCCTGCGAAGCTTTATCTCCGACGCAAAAAACGGCGACGCGGCGGCGATCGGGCTGGACTTTGTCAACCTGCTTTGGGGCGAAGTGACGCAGGACCAGCGCGAGGCTATCTCCAAATGGGCAAAAAATGCGCTGGAAGTCATCAATGAGGCATACTCCGGCGGCGGCCTGAAGAACGCCTTTACCGTCTTCGAAAAAATCTTTACCGGAGGCGGCGTGGAAGCAGGCGCTGACGGCGTGACCACAAAAGTGATCGGCCTTACCGAAGCACTGCAAAAGCTGGGCGCTACCGGCGGCGCGGGCGGCGTGCTGGCAAACGTTGGCACCGGTTTGGTGTCTTTTGGCAGCAAGATCATGGGCGTGCTGGGAAACGTCGTTGCATTTGTGGCAGAAAACCCCATTGCGCTGGCAATCGCGGCCGTGGTGGCCGGTGCTGTGGGCCTGGGCATTGCGCTTTGGAAAAAGTACAAGAGCGACAGCAGCAGTTCTTCCTCGTCCTCGAGCAAGCTGGGCTACAAGGACCTGCAAGACGCCTACTGGTACGGCAACGAGCGCGCCTTTGCGGGTTACGACTACCGGAGCGACCCGTACATGTTTAACCCGAACAACTCCACAATGCTGTCTTACCAGACCAAAATGCAGGACCAGCTTGCAAAGCTGACCGAAGTTGTCCAGCAGTATTTGCCCGACGTGGCGAACCAGCAGATCGTTTTGGACGATGGTACGCTTGTGGGCAAAATGGCACCCGGCATGGATGCGCAGCTTGGGCAGCTGTCTGTCTTGGCAGAAAGGGGTAATTGATGTACGAGATTTACGGCTATCCCAATGGAGAGCCTACGAATGAGCTGCTCATTTACCAGCCCGGAAACACGCATGCGCTTGTGCTGTCGCCTAAGCTTACCCGCGAGGTGAGCAAGGGCGGCAGCCTTACTTTTACAATGCCCCGGGACCATCCGCAGTACGATAACCTGCAAAAAATGTCTACCGTCGTCGTGGCAAAACAGGACGGCAAAGAGATTTGGCGCGGGCGCATCCTCAACCACGAGGCAGACTGGTACAACCGGCGTGTGGTTTACTGCGAGGGAGCTTTGAGCTACTTTAACGACAGCTGCGTTACTCCTTTTAACTACCGCGGCACACTGAAGCAATTTCTGCAGCACCTTGTGGAGGCCCATAACAGCCAGGTTTCGGCAAAAATGAAGCAGTTTGAGCTTGGCACTGTCACGGCAGCGCTGGGGGATCTTGTCGTAGAATTTGGAGACGCCGACAAATACGGCGTTGGCGAAGACTACGGCAGCATCTGGGACATCATCGACAAGATGGTGCTCAAAACCTTTGGCGGTTATGCATACTGCACATTTAACGCCAAAACCGGAAACAATGTGCTCAACTACTGTGACCAGGCGGTGGAAGCGCAGCGACTTGTAAACCAAAAAATCCAGTATGGCGTGAACCTGCTGGACATTACCGAAAAAACGGATACCAACGACCTTTTTACCCGCATTTACCCCATCGGCAACAAGCACACTGTGGACACCTCAAAGTGGTATTATAAGCTGCTCTGGTGGAAGGACCCTTCCCAGTACAAGCATGAGGAGCGCTACGGCATCATGGGCGCGGACGCGGCGACCATCAAAAAGTATCTTCCGGCATCCGGGTATTCTTACAACCTGAAGGAAGGGTGGATACAAAACGACGCCGCAGCGGAGAAATTTGGCATCGTTGCCAAAATCCGCGAACAAGACACGGACAGCGAAAATGAAACCTTTGCTTCTGGCGTGCAGGACCTGCAGCAAAACTACGCGATGGTGACAAGCTACACCGTCAAAGCGGTTGATCTGGTGGATGCAGGGTATACAAACATTGGAGATGATCCGCTTGACCGGCTTACATTTGCCAGCTATGCACATATTATCAGCGAGCCTCACAGCGTGGATGCGATCATGCTGTGCACAAAGCTGGTGGAGCCTTTTGACCAGCCGAATAAAAAGGAATACTCCTTCGGCATGACACGGCGGACGCTGACTGACCGACAGGTTGCAAACCTCGGCCGCACAAATGCGCTTGAGGAGCAGGCCAGCACGAGCGCAAACTCGTCCGAAAAGCTGATGAAGGACCTGACGGACTACAAAAAGTCGAACGACGAAGCCGTTGCGGATGCAGCCAAAACGGCTACAAACTTCATCAGCTTTGACCCGCAGCACGGACTTACGGTCGGGCACGAAACTCTTGCGGACAAAAAAGTTGTCATTACGGCAGACGGCATTTCCATCACAGATGGTGTTGGCAGCTGTACGATCGACAGCGGAAACATCACGTTCCACGGCATCCGCAACAAAACGGTGGCGCTGTCCTGGCTGGATGACGCCGGAAACGGCCTTTCCGGCTTTACGGCACAGACGATCGCGCATGACTTCAGCAGCGTTTCTGCAGTCTTACTGACGTTTGAGAGCAACAAGGGCTCCACCTGGCTTGCCAGCGGCGGCGGAGGCGGTGCAACTTCAATGGTTATCCCGGTAAATGGCAAAACCTACTCGATCGTTTACCCGTGGAACACCATGCACCGGCGAGACGTCGCCGTATACAAAGACAAAATTGTTTTTGGCAATGGTTACGAGCGCACATCCAGTTATGGCGGTGCAACAGTCGTGGGCGTGTGGGGCTTTGAGTTGCAGACCCCCGGCAGTGACGGATGGTCGAGAAACGATGCGGTTTGCATCCCCCGCGAGCTTTATGAGTTTATGTGAGGTGCCGACATGAAAAAAGAAGGGTATGTATACCAGTGCAAGATTTGTTCGGACGGCCGGCTTTACAACGGCGTGTGGTCCGTAGCTTCTGGCGTCCCGCACCCGCTGCCGGAGAACGTCGTTGTTTTTGACGAGTTCCCGTCCAACATCAACGGCGGCTCAGACTATCTTTGGGACGGCAAAACGCTGACCTATAGCCCGGCGGAAAAGACGGAGGAAAGCGCAGAATGATCGACTATAAGGCGCTTGAAAAAGCTGCTGCAGAAAACGCCAAAATTCCAAAGTTTTATGTCCAGATGGGCGATGGATTCAAGTCTCTGCTGGAGGAATACGGCCTTCTCCTTTCGAGGGACGGCTTCAGCGTGGGCGCACCGGACGTGGAAGGTGAGCAGGAGTACCCGCCCGGGTACGACATTGTGCTTGATTTTACGCAGGCTTTGGATAGCAAAGTGCATTTTAAGCAGCGCAAAGTGTCCATGAGCTTCAAGTGTTTCCGCCCGAAGTCGCAGTGGGAGGACATCCGCAGCCGGATGGAGACCGATCTGCAGGGACAGTGGCTTGCGTTTTACCGATCTGATGCACCAGAAACGCAGTATGAGGGCCAATTTACGGTCGAAATGACGCCTGACAAGCATTATGCGGTGGTGGAGATTTCTGCCGCCTGCACGCCATAAAAGGAGGGATTGAGTGGATTACAAAGCGGCCGAAGCTGCTGCGGCAAAAAGCGGCTTTAACGATTTCCTTCTCCTTGTGGGCGGAAACACCATTTCTCTGCTACAGAAGTTCGGGCTACTCTTTGACAAGACCTATCCCCAGATCGGCAAGGCGGAAACGCTTTCGATGCTGGTCAATGTACCAGGAGCCGGTCGTCCGTTGGACCTCAGCCGGTCCATTGACGGTAAGCTGCACTACAAAAGCCGCAAAATTACGGTCAAGTTTTCGTGCTTTCGCCCTCAATCGGAGTATGACGGCATTCAAAAAGGACTCGAAAAACTTTTGCAAGGCCAGTGGGTGTGGTTCAAATTCCGCGAGGATTCGTTTTTTTGGCGCGGGCACACAACGGTAAACTTTGAACGGAAGGCAAACAAAGCGGCGGTGACGATCACTGCAGTTTGCAACCCGTACAAGTACAACCTGACAGCTTATCTCGGCAACGACTGGCTGTGGGATACGTTTAACTTTGAGACAGACACGATCTATACAGAGCGAACGGAGGTGAAACGTCTGTGACAAAAACTTTTGCAGATATCATCGACGGCATCCGAAAAGCAGTCCTCGGCGTGGAAGTGCGCGAGGACATTGCGCAGGGCATGGAGTATGTGGAGCAGTTTGCCGCCACGGCCACCCAAAAAGCCGAAGAAGCTGCATCCAGCGCCGAAAAAGCAGCCCAGGCAAAGCAGGACACCGAAGCAGCCAAAGAGACGGCTGTGTCTGCAATCAATACTGCGAAATCCGAAGCGACGGACGAGATCAACACTGAAAAAAGCGGCGCGCTGACCGCGATTGACAAGGCAAGAGAAACAGGCCTGAACGCGCTGAATGAAAAGCAGCAGGCTGCTCTTGACTCAGTGGCCGAAGCTGTATCCACCGCCCAGTCTGCCGCCGGTACTGCAACTGAGCAGGCCGCTGCAGCCGCAACGCAGGCCACCGCCGCCGCGTCCAGTGCGTCCGCAGCGAAGACCAGCGAAAGTAACGCGAAAGCGTCCGAGACGGAGTCCGCCAAAAACCTGCAAGGCACCAAAGAATATTTCGAGCAGGTGCGCACCATCACCATTGGTGCACAGGGCTGGTACGCCACGCCGGAAGCCCTGAAAGCCGCCGTCCCTGTGGGCGAAAACGGCTGGTGGGCAGTGGTCGGCACGACCGACACCATTTGGACGTGGGACGGTGACACCGGCGCATGGGTCAACACCCAGGCAAAGGTGGACCTGTCAGATTTTTACACGCAAGAGCAAGTGGACGCACTGCTGAAAGCGCAAAAGCTTGCAGACCATCCCGTTGGTAGTGCGTTTTTCACCATTTCGGACGACAGCCCGGCACAACTTTTTGGCGGCACATGGATGAAAGTTGCAAGCGACCGAGCAATTATGGGCGCCAGCACTACCCACCCGGCAGGCACCACCGTGGAAGCTGGCTTGCCGAATATCCGCGGTACATTCGCTGGTATCGCAAGATGGAATCTTGGAGATAATCCCGCCTCTGGTGCATTCACTGGTATAGCTAAGCAAGGGCCTGAAGGGCTCTATGCTGGCAATGGCATGGCCTATAAATTCAATGCCGCAAATTACAACGGCATATATGGTGCGTCTGATACCGTTCAACCACCTGCGTATTATTTCAATATTTGGATTCGTGTTACTTGATCATGACAATCGAATCCAAACGTTTATATAGTACGCTGCGGGCTGGACGGTGTCGCTGCGGCCGTAGATGGCGTTGGACTTGGAAGCATTAAATGAAATATTATATGCCGACCCATCATAACGAGAATATCCAGCATAACTAGAGGCAGTTTCCTTAACTGCCAAAGCACCTGTTGACGATATACTGTTCCTCGTACCACGAAATGGTGATACGTCACCTTTGTTTGAGGTTTCGCTCAAACTGCCCGTGATATTCGGCAAGCCAGCTTCCACGGTGGTGCCTGCCGGGTGGGTAGTTGTATCGCTATTTAACTATACAGAAAGGAGACATTATGAAGATTATTGACGAAAACGGTTCAGTCGTTGAGAACCCCGACCTGACGGCGGGTTATCTTGTCGCCGACACCGAAGCGGTGGAGCACCCGGCCCAGGACGCCGTGGAGGAGCTGAGCCACTACGAGACGGTGGCAGAGTATCCCAACGGCGGCAAAGACGTGCGCAAGGTCATCGATGTGCCGGGCGTGCCTGCGCAGGCCGCATGGACCGAACAGGTGCCGGTGCAGAGATACATCCGCTACACCGCCAAAGAGCTGGCCGCGCAGGAAGAAGCGCGCAAAAAGCAGGAAGCAAAGGACAAGTTGCCGGAGACGGTGGAAGCGCTGCAAAAAGAAAACGAGATGCTCAAGCAATGCTTGCTTGAAATGAGCGAGATTGTTTATGCATAAAATCACAAAAAAATTAGAAAGGTTGGTACGTATGATGGCAATGTTATGGGCACAGGAAATCATGTCTGCTGAGACTGTCGAGGAGGCAAAGGCGCTGTATAAGCGCTGCCCCCGCCTGCTGAAGGAGAAGGTCAAGGCGATTCTTATCAAGAGCGGATTTGAGGAAATCGTGCAGGAGGAGTAAGCGATGGAAAAACTTTTGGAATTTCTGGCTTGGCTCGTGAAGGCGCTTTTCGGCTGGGACAGCGAAAGTCCTGCGCCGGAAAAGCCTAGAGAGACTCCCGTTGAGGAGACCATCACCGGCTGGGAGGGCGACCCGCCATACCGGTACATTGACGTGAGCCGCTATCAGGGCGCAATCGACTGGGCGCAGGTGGCAGCGGCTGGCTATAAGGGAGCGATGCTCAAGACCGTGAGCACCAACCACAAGCTCTCCAAGCGGGCAGACGGCCTGTACATCGACCCCACCTTTGAGGACAACTACAAAAACGCCAAAGCGGCGGGGATGGACGTGGGCGTCTACTACTACACCTACGCCACCAGCGAGGCGATGGCCTATGCAGAGCTTGCCCTTGTGCGGCAGGCTCTGCGGGGCAAGGAACTGACCCTGCCTGTGGCGGTGGACGTGGAGGACAACCGGCTAGGCAAGCTGGACAAGCAGAGTCTGACCAACCTGACAGCCCATGCTTTGCATGAGGTAGAGCAGATGGGCTTTTATGCCCAGCTCTACACCTACACCAGCTTTGCAAAGGCACATCTCTTTGTGGGCGGTGCGGCTCTGCATCCTTATGACGTGTGGCTCGCGGACTACACCGGCAAAACGCCTAACGTGACGTTTAACTACAACGCCCACCAGCACACCAGCAAGGGCGATGTGCCGGGCATCACGGGCAACGTAGACCTCAACGTCACCACCATCAACTACCCTCGTATCATCCGCAAGAAGGGTCTGACCCGTCTTCGGGAGGGCAAATGACCGAAAAAGAAGCTCTCCTGTGGGTGCTTGGCATCCTTGGCAGCCTGTGCGCCGCTGCCATCACGATCGACAAGGTGCTGGAAATCATCCATAAGTACATCAAGAAGGCACAGGAGCCGGACAACGCGCAGAACAAGCGGCTAGATGAGCTGGACAAGCGCGTCGGCACCTTGGAACAGGGGCAGCTCCAGCATACACAAGCCCTTGCAAGAGACCTCCGGCGATTTGACGGCCTCGATGAAGAAATGCGCCTTGTTCTCGTTGGCGTGCAGAACCTTTTGGATTCTCAACTGTCCGGCAATAACCGCGAAGGTATGCAAAAAAGCAAGACTGACATTAACAATTACCTGCTGAAAGGAGTAACCAATCATGGAAGCAATCCTTAACTTTATCCCCGCACCCATCGCACTGGTACTGATGTTCATCGGCTTTGCCGCGCTGGCCGTTGGCTGCATCCGTCTGGGTTATAAGCAGACCGTCAAGGACCTTGCCTATGACCTTGTTTGCAAGGCAGAGGACAGCATTATGGGCAGCGGTCAGGGCGCAAAGAAAAAGGCCCAGGTGTTCGCCGCGCTGCGTGCGGCCTGCCCGAAAGCCATTCGGTGGGCCATTACAGACGAGGTGCTTGACGCCGTTATTGAGGGTGCCGTCAGCCTGATGAAGAAGGCACTGGCAGAAAAGAAGCCTACCATCAACCAGTAAAGGAGCACATCATGGCAAGCACTACATACGAGCTTCATTCACGAAATCGCACCGTTTCCGTTAATGATACCCGCTTTGACAGCAAAACGGTGACAAAATGTCACCATTTCGGCAACGTCCCCGTAATGGTGCGCAACGCCGGACAGCTGCCGCAACCCTTCTGGCTCGGTGCTACCTGTGGCGGCGGCTCGCGTAGTGCTGCCCGCTGCGCTGCAAGGGCTTGACCGACAGCAGATGACCGCCGCTATCAAAAGCGCACCGCTTGGGAGGGTAGACCGTAAGATAGCCTTACTGCGGTACGTTGAGCGGCTTCCGCTGCCGGACATTGCAGCACAGACCCATTACAGCCGGACGGCGATAGGCTACCGGCTGAAAGGCATTGAAAAAATGCTGGATGTGTGATACGATAATCTTAATTGGGTGCGATTTCTCACGAAACGCATTGAAGCGGCAGGCTTTCGGGTCTGCCGCTTTTCTTTTTGCATGAATTGTGGTATAATATGTCCAACAAATCCACCCGGCCTCTCAAAGAAGCGCATTAGGGTGGATATTTGCCAGCTAGCCCAGTGCTTTATCTGGGAATGAAAAAAGCGGTTGCCATATAGGCGCCGACCAGTCTCCTGCCCGCCTACTCACAGTGCGTACCATGCGGGAGACGCCTCCAGACTTGAAAGGCTACGGCCTTTGTAGAGAGCGGCATTGTCTGTGGGCGGTTCCGCTCTTGATTTTAGACTTCGCCGTTTCGGCAGCATGAAAACCCCCGGTGTTCCGTTTGGAGCATCGGGGGTTCTTTTTGTTTATTTGAGATATTCACGCAGCGCTTTCAGAATCAGCTCGTTCCGGCTGCAATTTTCTTCGTCCAGCTTCGCATACAGCTTTGCGGCCAAAGCTGCCGGAATATAAACGGTTGCCTGGATGTCGTTGACATCCTCGCTCACTTCCCCGAATACCATTTCGTATTCATCGGCAGGGAGCTTTTTCTCTGCCCACTGACGGGCAGCATCCTCGCTGATCGGCACAATCGCTTCGCCAGAGCACCAGCCGCCATCTCCGCGAGGAGAAGCGTATTTCGTTCGGGGTCCTCCGACCCCGTGAATAAAATATTTTCCGGATTTTGTCCGGTAAAGTGCTTCCTCGTACCAGTCGAGGTCGCTTTCAGGGGCATTTTGCGAGAACCCCAGCTTTTTTGCGGTATCGGTGTCGTATCTTGCCCCGTTGATGATTTTCTTCACGGTTATTCCTCCTTTAGCAGGCTTTCAGCATCCGCGGTTTGATAGCCGATCATAAAAGCGCCCTGCTGTTCAATGGGGAGTGCTTTCAGCGCAAAGCTATCTTCCATTTCTTCCGGCGTACAATCTGCAAGCACGTTGGCGCACATTTTATTAAGATCGTTTGACATTTTGTGAAGCTGGTGTGCACGGGTGATCTTGAGGCTGACCGCCCGCAGCGGCCAACGAGTTGCGTTGTCAAGGTCTGCGGCATTGGCCGGGCGGCCGTTTTTTTCTTCGCCGCAAGCCTTGCACAGCAAGCGGTACAATTGACCGAGACGGTTTGCAGTACGGTTTGTCATTTTTTTCTCCTTTAGCCAATGCTCTCAAAAAACACAGAAGGAACAGCCATAAAATAGCCGGGCTTCTTTGCTTCCTTGTAAATACGCTTCAGATAAGCGTTCTTGCGGATAACTTCTCCTGCCACACGGCGGCGTTTTTCTGCACTACTGATATTAAAGTGCTTTGCCTTAGCAGCATAAGAACGGTGATCCGCCACGGATTCGATTTTTTCCTGCTTGCTCAGATAATCCATATACATTTTATTTTCCTCCGATTTTGTTTTGTTCTGTGTCCCTTACCGTGATTTTATTATAGCACAAATAATTTGTTTATGCAATATATTTTTCAAAAAATAAATTATTTTCTCAAAAACGAAGCGACATGCCCACACGGAAAATTCTTGTGTTAGTTTTTTTTTGTCCTTCGTTGCGCCTTCGTTGTCTCTCCCTGCGGCGCACCGCAGTACACTGGACGCAAAGGGAGGGGAGCGCCATGTGGCACAAGTTCAACCCAAACCCCCACGGCAGCAGCGTTGGAGACTGCGCTGTGCGGGCGGTAGCTGCGGCCACCGGCCAGAGCTGGGAGCAGGCGTATATCAGCCTTGCGCTCACCGGTTACGCCATCGGGGATATGCCCAGCGCCAACCGCACATGGGGCGCATACCTCCAAAAACGCGGGTTCAAGCGCCGTTTTGTGGAGGCGGACTGCACCACCTGTTACACTGTGGCAGATTTTGCCCGGGAGTACCCGCGTGGCGTGTATGTGCTGGGCTGTTCCGGACACGTTCTGGCCGTGATCGACGGCGAGTGGTGGGACAGCTGGAACAGCGGTGCAGAATGCCCGATTTATTACTGGTACAAGGAGGAGTAAACGATGCCTTACCCGTATGGATACCCGATGTACAGTCAACCGATGCCGGACCAGCTTGCACAACTGCGGCAGGGGATGAGCTATCAGCCGCCCATGATGCAGCAGCCGACAGCCCAGACGGCACCGGCTACGCCCTCTATCATCTGGGTGCAGGGTGAAGAAGGCGCAAAAGCGTACATGGTGGCAGCTGGAAACAGCGTGCTGCTGATGGACAGCGAAAACAGCGCCTTTTACATCAAGAGCACCGACGCCAGCGGAATGCCGCTGCCTCTCCGCGTCTTTGACTACAAGGAGCGCACCACGGCGGCAAAGATGCCCCCTCAGACGGCGCAGCAGCCCGGCGTGGAGTTTGTCACACGGGCAGAGTTTGACGCGCTGGCGGCCCGCTGCGCAGCGCTGGAAAAACAAGAGCCCGCAAAGCCTGAAACGGAGGTCAAGTAATTATGGCAAATCCTCTTTTTAATGCACTGGGCGGCAGTATGCCTGCCATGATGGGCGGCCCTATGGGGCAGTTCGGCCAGATGATGCAGCAGTTCCAGCAGTTCAAGGCCAATTTTCAGGGAGACCCCAAAGCGGAGGTGCAAAAGCTTCTGCAATCGGGCAAGATGTCGCAGGAGCAGTTGAACCAGCTTCAGGCGATGGCCCAGCAGTTCCAGCAGTTCTTGCCTCATTAAGTCGTAACCGTGGCCACGGTTAAAAATATCACATAAAAGTAATTTTTTGAAAGGAGTACAAGTATGTCTCTTTCTTCCGACGGCGCAGTCATGACCATGCCTGTGCAGCCTGCCAACACCAACGGCGGTAACGGCTGGGGCTTTGGCGGCGATGGCGGCGCGTGGTGGATCATCATCCTCTTTCTGTTTGTTTTCTGCGGATGGGGCGGCAACTGGGGCGGCAATCGCAACGGTGCAGGCACTACCGGCGCCAGCGCAGTCGATGGTTACATCCTGACCAGCGACTTTGCCAACATCGAGCGCAAGATCGACGGCGTGAACAACGGCCTGTGCGATGGCTTCTACCAGCAGGCTCAGCTCATCAACGGCGTGCAGCAGAACATGAGCAACGGTTTCATGTCCGCCGAAATCAGCCGGGCAAACCAGCAGGCGGCATTTATGCAGCAGCTCTTTGCCATGCAGATGCAGCAGCAGAACTGCTGCTGCGAGACCCGCGAAGCCATTCAGGGCGTGAACTACAACATGGCTACACAAGCCTGCGACACCCGAAACACCGTGCAGAACGCCACCCGGGACATCGTGGACAACCAGAACCAGAACGCCCGCGCTATCCTGGATGCTCTCACCGCGCAGCGCATCGAAGCCAAAGACGCAAAGATTGCGGAGCAGAGCCAGCAGCTCTTTGCTGCTCAGCTGGCAGCAAGCCAGGCAGCGCAGAACAACTACCTGCTGAACCAGCTGCGTCCTACGCCGATTCCTGCTTACCCGTCTTGCAACCCGTGGGCCTCTGGCTCTTACACTGGTTGCGGCTGCGGCAGCTGCGCATAACCGAATCACGGCAACTTCCGAGTATTTCTCGGATGTTCAGCCCCTGAGCTGATTTTGCAAACCAGAGCGCCGGGGCAATAGTCCCGGCGTTTTTTCTATGAAAGGAGCCGATAAAATGGCTGAATTTAGCAACTCCAACACCGTCAGCGTTGCGGCGGGTGAAAGCCTTCCCCTGACCGAGACCGCAGTGAAAGCCCCTGCTTGCATCGTGCACCGTGAGGGCAGCGGCCTTGTGACCTTGCGCGGCCTGACCAACGGGCAGTGCCGGGCCCGTTTCAAGGTGAGCTTTGGCGGCAATATCGCCATCCCTACCGGCGGCACTGTGGGCCCCGTTTCCGTGGCACTGGCTGTCGGTGGCGAAGCACTCAACAGCGCGACCGCGATTGTCACCCCGGCGGCAGTCGAAAATTACTTCAATGTTTTCGTGGCTGCCTTTATCGAGGTGCCGCGCGGCTGCTGCGTGACCGTGGCGGTTAAAAACACCAGTACGCAGGCAGTCAGCATTGCAAACAGCAATCTGATCGTTGAGCGGGTAGCATAAGAAAGGAGATAAAATCATGCTGGATAAACTGAATCACCTGAAGGATGAGATGTGCGACGAGCTCATGGAGCTGACCGACAAAAAGAACCGATCTCCGGGTGATGTTGAGATGATCGGCGAGATCGTGGATATCATTCTGGACATCCACCGCATCGAGGATTACTGCGAGGGCGGCGAGTACAGCCGTACAGGCGAGTGGGAAGCCGATATGCGCGGATCCTTCAACCGCGATGCAGGAAACGGTTACAACCGGGGCAACAGCTACGCCAATCGAGGCCGTCACTATGTGCGCGGGCACTACTCCCGCACGGATGGCCGTGAGCGCATGATCTCCGACATCGAGGACATGATGCAGGAAGCCACCGGTGCAGAGCGTGACGCCTACAAGCGGGCAGCTGACATTCTGCGGAACGCATAAGGAAGGGGGCGGCAGGCATGGACATTGACGAGATCAACGAGCATATCCGCAAGCTCAAGTGCGAAGAAACCAGTTGGCAGAGCGTCAACAAGCTTGCTGCCCTTTGCACTGTGCGAGATGAGCTAAAAGAAAAACAAGATTCAGCGTCCAATATTGAGGCCGTGCCAGAGCCGATGCTCCAGGCATACTCTACATCCGGGCCGCCTCAAAGCGAGTTTGTGGAAGCTGCAAGCGCCGCCCCTTTTGGCGCGCTGATGGATATTCTGGACGAGCATATGAGCGCCATTAAGCTTGTGTATCCCAAGGAATATGAGCTTGTGATGCGAAAAATAAGGACAATTTGATTGCATCATTGCAATATTTTTGCAAATGTGATAGACTAACCAAAACTCAAGTTCAAACTTCATAAGCTAACAATAAGCAAACAAATCTAATTATTATAACGATATACCGCAAAATATATTTGATTTGTAATCAGTGGGTTGCAGGTTCAACTCCTGTCACCAGCTCCAAGAAAAAACGCTCAGGAACGCTGGTTCCTGAGCGTTTTTTGCTGTAAAGCGGGAAATGACGGGCCTGCGGATGGCCCGAAAGAAGGAACGCGCCAGCGCCGGTCCATGCAGGGGAAGGCCGCGGGCAGCCAAACAAACGAACGATAAGCGAACAAACGAGCCAACAAAACCGGAGCCGGGGTGCTGCCTGCCGGGCAGCGCAAAAATCTGAAAATCTGGACGAAAAATATTGACAAACTACTGAACCGGTGGTAATATATACAGGCAGTCCGCAGGACAGCAAAAAGTGAATATGGGCGTGTTCCCGAGTGGCCAATGGGGACAGACTGTAAATCTGCTGCTTTCAGCTTCGGTGGTTCGAATCCACCCGCGCCCACCA